TCGGAAGATGGAGGAGGAGCGCGATCATGAGCAAGACGGCACGAGGGAAGCGTGATGGAACGGGTCCGCACAAGGACAGCTACCAGCGTCGGGCGGCCGGCGGAGTCGGCAAGCGTCGGGCGGCGGGGCAGAAGTGCCCCAAGCGGTGATGGAGGAAGCGAACGCGTAGGTAACACAATTCCCCTCCAAAGACGCGGCTGGCCGGCCGCGGATTCTTGGAATCGAGAGCCCTTCACCGTGACACGGGGCGGTGAGGGGCTTTTTCTTTGGAGGGGCCATTTTTGATGCCAGCCGTGGGAGACCATCAGGTGATCGACATCGTGGTACCGAAGCGGAAGCCCAAGCCGAAGCCGAAGCGGAAGGTGCCGGTGCTGGATACGAGCGTTGCCGGTCAGAAGGTGGACCTGTCGCACCCGGATAAGTGGGTGGCGGTGGCGGTAGATGCCGCGGAACGGCTGGTCGAGATCGCGAAGGTGGGCTGCAAGAACGCGGGGGCTCAGGTGTCGGCGTTCACGGGGATGATGAGCGCGTTGCCGGACGATGCGAAGGCGATGCCGAAGATCCGCAAGATTTTCGAGGACTTCGTTCCGGAGATCCCGCGAACGCTGGGGGTGCTGGCGGGTCGGCGTATCGGGAAGCTGGTCGTGACGGCCGCTCAGATACGGGCGTGCCAGGCGATCCAGGGCATCCTGGCGAAGCGGTTCGCGAGCGGGGCGGAGACGCAAGAGGCGACGGCGGCGGCGGCCTTCGTTGATCTGTTCGACGACATGCAGGATGAGGACGAGTGATGGCGACGGCTACGGCAGTTCAGGACAGCACGGTCGACCGGGCCAGGGCGATTCGGGCTCGGATCGCGGCTGACCCGCTGCTGCTGTTCCCGTTCCTGCAACTCAAGCCGAAGGACGATAAGGGCAAGCGGGCGCGGTCGAAGGACAAGGGGACGATCCCGTTCCACCCGAACAGTTCGCAGATGATCATTCACCGGCGGGTCTGGCGGCAGTGGACGGCGCATCATCGGTTCCGAATCATCGTGCTGAAGGCTCGGCAGGTGGGGATTTCGACGTACTTCCAAGCACTGTCGTTCTGGCGGATCGCGTTCGATGCGGGGATCAACGCGCAGGTGATCGGTAACGACGCTCTGACCTCGAAGTGGCTGTACGCCATGTGCACGACGTTCAAGGAGAGCCTGAACAACAACGCGAAGCTGGCGTTCATCCGCCCGACGACGACCTCCGACAACATCAAGGGGGTGGCGTTCACGAACAACAGCCGTCTGGACATCGACACGCCGAAGACGAAGAAGACGGCGGGGCGTGCTCGGACGAACCACATCGTTCACGCAACGGAACTGGGGTTCTGGGACAACGCGGCGGAGAACATGTCGGGACTGCTACAGAGCCTACCCGACGACGACAGCTTCGGGATCATCGAGAGCACGGCGAACGGGGTAGGCGGCGAGTTCCACAGCCGGTTCGTTGCGGCGATGACTGGTCAGTCGGAGTGGGAGGCGCTGTTCATTCCGTGGTTCCAGCACGAGGAGTATCACCGGGCGGTTCCCGATGGGTATGTCTTCGCGAAGGCTGATCGGCGGGTGCAGGAGGAGTTCAAGCTGACCGACGAGCAGCTCTATTGGCGTCGGTACAAGATCGACGGCGATATGAACGGCGACGAGCGGCTGTTCCACCAGGAGTTCCCGGCGACGTGGGAAGAGGCGTTCCTGGTGAGCGGCCGGTGCTTCTTCATCCCGGAGAACCTGGCGCTGCATCGGACGCACATCAAGGCCCCGAAGTTCATCGGCGAGGTTGTGCTGAAGGGCGCCCCGGGTCCGATGCCGACCGAGTCGATGTCCGTGCCGCAGTTCACGGATTCAGGGTTCTGGTCGGAAGAGCCGGCCGCAGTGGCGCCGCTTCTTGCCGAGGGCATGTCGTATCGCCCTGACTTCCAGAAGCGCCTGGACGGCCGGTTGCGAATCTGGTCGTGGCTCAAGCGTGACCGGGCGACTCGGAAGGTGGACCGCAGCCGCAACTACGTGATCGGGGTGGACACGAGCGAGGGGCTGGAGGTCGCTCAGAATGAGGTGGACCGCTCGGCGGCGATGGTGTTTGACCGGACGACGGGGCGGCAGGTAGCGGGGTGGCGCGGGCTGATTGACCCGTTCCCATTCGGCGACGTGCTGTACGCCTTGGGCATGTACTACAACTCGGCATACATCGTACTGGAAGTAAACAACCACGGTGCGGCGACGATGCGGCGGCTGCTGGAGTTGGCTTACCCGAATCTCTACATGCGGACGCGGAGCACTCGGCAGAACGAACTGGTGAGCGAGGAGCCGGGCTGGTACACGGGGACCGCGAGCCGGAAGTTCGCGCTGGACAACCTGCTGGAGGCGATGCACCGCTTCGGGCTGACGATCCTCGACGACGTGGCGTTGAGCGAGTTCACGTCGTTCGTGGTAGATGCGAAGGGCAAGGCGGACGCGCAGCAGGGATGCCACGACGACCATGTGATCGCAGCGGCGCTGGCGTGGGAGGGGTTCAGGCTCTCCCCGCAGGCTCGGCGCCCGAAGGCGCAGCAGTTGGCCGTTGCAGATTTCACGATAGCCTCCACCGTAACGGGATGGTGATATGAGCGATTCAACCAAAGTCGACGAGATGCTCGACAAGGTGAACCAGAACCTGGAGCGGTCCCGCCGCTATATGGACCCGTTCCTTCCGATCTGGCAGCGTGCGTGGAACGATTTCATTGCGTACGTGGACAAGACGGACCTGCAACGGAACCCATACCGGGCGAAGGTATTCATCCCGCTGATCAACACGCACGTGTGGAACACGGTGGCGAGTATGGTGGGCGGGCTGATCTCCACCGACGAACTTCTTCAGTACCAAGCGATGCACCCCAGTGCGGTAACGGGCGCGGCGGCCTGCACCCGCTATACCAACTTCACGCTGATGGGTCCGGCAGAGGGTACGGCGCATCTGGCGGAGTTCGAGCTGCAGAAGACGCTGTTCGGCACGGGGATTATGAAGGTCGGATGGCGGCGCGACCCGCCGCGGAAGTTCCGTGAGCAGAAGCCGACCGAGTTCGCGAAGCTGACGCAGGGGCTACTTCGGTCGTGGGCCGAGGAGTCTGGGACTCCGCTAACGGAATCGAAGACGTTCAAGGCGAGCCCGTACGACAACTTCGAGATCAAGCCGTGCAAGCTGACGGATACGTATTTCGAGCCGGGCGCGGCGCGTGTGAGCGACTGCGCGTACGTGATCGAGACGGGTACGGAGAGCGTGGACCGCATTCTGAAGCGGGCGAAAGCCTCCGAGAAGAAGATCACCTGGAAGAACCTCGACAAGCTGAACAACATGGTGGGGCTTGGCAGCGAGGCCGTGAACGACGGTATGGAGGCGAACCCGGACAACGCGCCCGAAGCCGAGCGGGATGCGGCCACCACGAACAAGTATCGGAAGGTGCGGACGTACCGCATGTGGCTGGCCGAGGAGGGCCGGGTGGTCTTCGGCGTCGGGTCCGGTGACAACACGGACCACACGCCCGAGCACATCCTGTTCGACACCGAGAACCCCTACGACCACGGGATGCTCCCGTTCTGCGTATCGCAGTACATCCCACTGCCGCAGTACATCTACGGGATGGGCCTTGACTGGGTTGCCAGGGACTTGCAGGAGATCGTGAACACGACGACTCGGCAGCGGATCGACGCGTTCACGAAGTCGTTGTTCCCGCCGCTGCTGGTGAGTCCGCAGGACTACACGAACTGGTCGGCGTATTGGCAGTATCGACCGGGTGCGGTATGGCCGACGGTTGCTGGGGTGAAGCCGTTGGAATCGAATCGGATCCCGGCGGAGGCGACGCTTGAGGACGACCGTGCCGAGCGGCGTGCGGAGAGCGCGACGGGGGTAACGGCCACGGAATTGGGTCAGGGGAGTTCCTCACTGAGCGCGACGGGCGCGACGGGGGTGCAGCTCACGAAGCAGGGATCGAGTAAGCGGTTCGCCCTGCACATTGAACTGGACAACGCCAATCTCATCCGGCCGATGGGCTTCCTCATTCTGGGGCTGTTCCACCAGTTCGTCGACGCCGATCGGTGGGTGCCGTCGGGCGACGACCCGAACTCGTTCATTCGGTTCGGCCCCGCTGAACTGGTGTCGTTGCAGCATGTGAACGTCATGCCGATGGGCTCGCCGGACCAGACCTCGAAGGAAGTGCTGATGGGTCGGCTGATGCAGGTGATCCAGACGGCGACGGTCATTCCGGGCGCGGCCCAGGCGATCCTGTGGCCGGAAGTGGTGAAGAAGATGTTCGATTACGCGGGGCTCAGGAACAATTCGCGCCTGCTGATTCCGACTGACGAATGGCTGGCTCTTCAGGAGCCGGACGTGCCGGAAGAGATCACGATGGAGCAGGTCGCGGCGGAGATCGAGCTGATCTACGCCGGCGGTATACCGCAGGT